AAAGTTCACCTAATTTTTTGGCAGGATTCGTATACGGTGCCATATACCTCTGAAGGAAAAGAAATAAAAGATATTTTTCCAAAACCAGAATACGTTGCCATTAACCTATGAAGGCAAAAAAAGTTACATGATTTGCCGGCAAAAATGGAACCTGCTCGCCATTAAAGGAGTGGGAAACCTGACTTTTCGATGAATGCAGTCGTTAAAGAACATTCATAAGGATTAAATGCACTGGCCAGTCAATTACTCCGCTACTACTCATGAAAGAGAGGATTAAAACATGTATGAAATTTAAATTCAAATTAAGTCCTAGCAATGCATATCAAAAGCAATTCAACTCGGATTATCTAAATCCTGTGGAAATTGATTCGCTAGATGCATTCAGGGATATATGTACACACGATTACGTATGTGCGTCCTATAAAGATAATCATAGATGCAAGGAAAACTTCCTATCAGCCACCTGCGTTCCATTCGATATCGACAACGATCATTCGGATAAACAAGAGGATTGGCTTGATATAAAGGATGTTTCTAGTTTCTTCTATGGCGTTCCGTTCTTGGTTCAATACAGCCGTAATCATATGAAGCAAAAGGGTACTAAGTCCCCAAGGCCAAGATTCCACGTGATATTCCCAATAGATGAAATCACAAACGAGGAAGAATACAGAAACCTTAAAGTCAGGATTTATTCAATCTTCCCTTACGTGGATGTGCAAGCTTTGGACTCGGCTAGGTTCTTCTACGGAACCGATAATCCTGAAGTCAACTACGTTGATGGATATAGGAACCTTACTGATTTCCTAAAGGAATTAGATGAAGCTGATGCGTTCGCTAGTTTAGATGATGGTTCGACAATACCTGAAGGCTCTAGGAACTCAACGATGCATAAGTATGCCGTAAAGATTCTTAAGCGTTATGGATTATCTGAAGAAGCCAAGGAGCAATACCGACTTGAAGCTGGTAAATGTATTCCACCTTTAGAAAAGGATGAGCTAAACACCATTTGGAAATCTGCTCTCAAGTACTATCAATCAACGATAGCGACCAACCCTGACTATGTTAAACCAAATGATTACAACAACCCTAGCTGGGATGAAATCATACCGCTTGATGATGTGAATCTACCTGCGTTTCCTATAGATTCCTTACCTGATGCATTGAGGAACTATGTATTGGATGTTGCTGAATCAACACAAACTCCTATCGATATGGCAGGCGTTGCATCTCTTGCTCTTATGTCAATTGCCATGCAACCAAGATACAAGGTTGTAGGTAAGTCCGACTGGGAGGAGCAATTGTCGCTTTACTGCATGATTGTTGCTGAGCCATCAGATAGAAAATCCGCAGTGTTCAACCAAATAATAAAGGTGATTCAGGCATTCGAGGCCGAGTACAACGAGCACCATTCCATCGATTTCCTCAAGAGTCAAGAGGAACACTCATCCCTTGAGAAACGCTACAAGAAAGCTAGCAAGGACTTCGAGAACGGCAAAATCACCAAAGACGAATATGATGATGCTTTCAACAAGTATGCTAGCCATAAGGTGATTAAGCCTATTTCACTTACTCTAGACGATGTCACATCGGAAAGCCTAACCAATGAGATAGAGAGCCAAGACGGATGCATTGCTCTGGTTTCTAGTGAAGGCGGTATCTTCGATATCTTATCAGGAAGCTACACCAACTTCCCTAACATCGACATATTCCTAAAGGGTTACTCAGGCGACTTCATAAAGGTAAGCCGTATCGGTAGGCCATCGCTTTATGTGAAGAACCCAAGACTAACCATTCTTCTAACGGTACAACCAAAGGTGCTAGAAAATGTGGTTAATAATGGTACTTTCACAGGTCGTGGCTTATCGGCAAGGTTCCTATATTCCGTTCCTAAATCGCTTGTAGGTTCCAGAAGGTTTGAGACCAAGCCCATCGACTTCGACAACAAGAAAAAGTTCAGCGATTTGATACAAGAGATTCTTGATGAACCTAAGACGGTTCCTAAGTACATAACCTTATCGGACGAAGCCTATCTCTTATTGAAGGATTACTACGAAACATTCGAATCAAGGCTCGCAACCGACCTAAAGGAAATTGGCGGATGGGCAGGAAAGCTTGTAGGTAATATCCTAAGGATATCAGCACTCCTAACTAGAGCAAGAAACGTTAAGTACGATGCTTTCCTATATACGCCGTCAACCGATGATTCAGCTGAATGGATGGTCCAGAAGGAAGATATGGAAAGTGCGATAAGGCTTGGTGACTACTTTCTTGAACACGCCAGATACGCATTCGACTTCATGGACGACTCGACCATAAAAAAGCAATCTCTCAACTTCCTAGAAAAGCTAAAAGCCTCAAAGGTCAATGAAATCTCGTTCAGGGATGCCTGCAGGACAACGAAGTTCATGAACAAGAAAGACAAGGCAACAGCAGTTATTACTCTTCTTGTTGATAATGGTTATCTTCGTGAGAAGCAAGGAACGTCAAGAGCACACAACAAAGGCACGATCTATGAGGTGAATCCTGCAATCTATGATGAGGATCATCCTCCTTAAGGTCTAGTTGTCGTAGTTGTCGTGCTGTCGTATAGAAGCTTATTTAAATATTAATTAATTATTAAATATAAATATTTAAGTTTAATATGTGGTGACAACTACGACAACTGCAGTGACCCCTAGGGGCCATCAAATCTCCAGGACTATCGATTCCGAGACCGGCCATGGGGTTTCACGCATAAAAATTGCAATTCAAACGGGGTATATGCCCCGAATCAAAAAAGCTCAAAAAAATTATTTCATATGGAGGATTAAACAATGAAACAAAAGGTGTTTTACGGTCCAATGCCTAGTTTAAAAGCTAGCGACAAAGCCATGTTCTCTAAGCCAAATAGCGAATGTGTCGCATTGTACCTTGATAACAAAGAGCGACCTGTCATCGTCTCAAGAGTCGCCAACACTACCATGCCTTATAGGGTAGCTGTCGGCACATCAGTCGTAGTATTCGCAACATTGCTCGATGCAAAGAACTACTGCGATTCCAGATATAAGGAAATCAAAGAATCAAAATAACGGAGGAATATTAAAAATGTTTGAAACAGAAATCTACAAGGAAGCATTCGGTCATATGCTCCGCAACAAAATGAACCAAGATGACCGCTCAATCTTAAACTTGGATAAGAACCCAAGCCCAGAATTCCCTAAGAACGCAAAGATGGACGCTACCCTTGCTAAGTACAATCCACTTAGAAGAATCGCAAACGTCATCAATGTCTCAGGTGAAGGCAATATCGTAGTCACTACAGCCAACGGCAAAGCAGAAATCGTCGATGAGAGCCAAATGTTCCCTGAGTCAAATGATGAGTCTAAGGAATTGAAGTTCTCTGCCTACAAGATTGCATCTCTTGCAAAATTGAAATTAGCATTCATCAATGACAGACACTTCGATGTCGAGGATTACCTTTCCACCAAGTTCGCTAAGAGATTCGGTGTTTGCGAAGAGAGCTTATTCATCAAAGGCACAGGAAATAAAGAGCCATTAGGCATCATGAACTCTGATATCGCTAAGGCAACTGCATCAGCTCTTACCTATGATGAAGTAGTCAAGTTATTCTTCTCTTTAGACAAAGACTTAAGAATCAACGCAACTTGGCTCGTTTCGGATGAGATGGCCATGAAGCTTAGATTAGTAAAAGACGCTAACGGCAATCCATTATTTACTGGCGATTCCATCTTCAACAAGGAAGTAATTATTGTCAATTCGCTTGATGAAAATACCATTCTATTCGGTGACTTCTCTTACCTTACTATCCTTATCAGAAAGCCTATCAGCATCAGAATGCTTACTGAGAAATACATTGCTACTGGCGAATACGGATACGCAGGAAACGAGCGATTAGATGCCAAAATTACCGACGTCAATGCTATTAAGGCATTAGTTATCCATACGGAGGAATAAACGCAACACAAGCCATTTATGGGCCTATTCTGGGGAGTTTAAACGCTCCCTAGAGTAGTGTTGCCACTACGATTATGGAGACTAATACATATACAAAAGAAATCAATAATATCACCTATGTCATCAGCTCCATACCTTGTAGTGCGGAGTCTGAAAAGGTACTAAAAGAAAAGCTAAAAAAACTCATTTTAAACGAGTCAAAAGATAAACAAAAAGGTTCATCTATATCGGGCAAATGAGTTGCTATTTTAGAGATTAAGAGTGATGTATATACACTGACATCAGGAGGTGTATTTATGTCAGATTACAAGCAAAAACTCATAGAGCTTTGCAAAGCAAAAGGTGCCAAGATTCAAGGCATCGAGCATCTAATCGAGTACTACAAGAAGTCACTCGGCTGGAGCGAGCAACAAGCAATCGAATACGCTTTAAAGTTATTCGAAGATGGAACCATCGATTCCATAATGGTCATTTCAAAGAAAGGAGGCAATGACGATGACACAAACAGATAACACTAAAATCACCGCACTTTATTGCCGTCTTTCTAGAGATGACGAATTACAAGGTGACTCAAACTCAATCATTCATCAAAAGGACATTCTTAAGAAATACGCAGATGATAATGGTTTCAAAAATACTGAATTCTTTGTAGATGATGGTTATTCTGGAACGAACTTCAATAGACCTGATTGGCAACGACTAATGGAGTTTGTTAACCAAGATAAAGTCGCCACGATCATCGTAAAGGACATGAGCCGTTTAGGCAGAGATTACCTTAAGGTCGGCTATTATACCGAGATTCTATTCCCTGAGAATGAGATAAGATTCATAGCTATTAATTCTGGTGTTGACTCTGCTAACCAACAAGACAGCGACTTCACTCCTTTCCTTAACATCATCAACGAATGGTATGCAAAAGATACTTCTAAGAAGATTAGAGCCGTTATCAAAGCCAAGAGTGACGCAGGCAAACCTACTGCTCCTATTCCAGTGTTTGGCTATAAGAAAGACCCTAATAACAAATACAACTGGCTTATCGATGAAGATGCTGCAGAGATTATTAAAGAGATATTCCGTTTAGCGGTACAAGGAAATGGACCATCTAAGATTGCGACAATTCTAACTGATAGAAAGGTGCTTAATGTTACTTCTTACAAGAACTCTAAAGGAATACCTAACACCCATAGCAAGGACAACATTGACCCTTATTGGTGGGATTGGTCAGTCGTTTCAGATATCTTATCAAGACAAGAATACTTAGGTCATACGGTCAATTTCAAAACTGGAAGAAAGTCATACAAAAATAAAAAGTCCTTTATAAACCCTCCTTCAAAATGGGTAATTATCAAGGACACTCATGAAGCTATTATCGACCAAGAGACATTTGACATTGTGCAAAGGTTAAAGGAAGGCAGAAAGAGGACTAATACACCGATGGGTGAAATGCCCGTTCTATCTGGAATGTTATATTGTGCGGACTGTGG